TCGCGACCTTGGTCTTGCCAGTTCCTTGTTCCATGAATAGCGCGAACGCGGCCCTGTCCTCCATCCGCTTCAGAGCCTCGATCTGGTGCGGATATGGCTTGGTCTTGAATGAATATTCGCTGGGCTGGTCGAAGGCGTCTAACACCTCCTTGGTCTCACCAACCTCAATCTCGATGGTCCCGAATGCCTCCCGCAAGATCGAGAAGTTGTGTTGCGTCGCCGCAATCGAAAGGCCTCCGCCGGTGAGCCAAGTCCTCTGACCCTCAATCATCGGCAACACAGCAAGCATCTTCGGTGTGGCTCTGGTGTGCACGGTGGCACGCTCTTTCTTCTTGGTGATTCTCATCTTTGCCTCCTAGGCTCCAAGTTCCATTTTTTCGCCGGTTTCCCAAACTCTCTCTATTTAATTCTCCTCCTCCTCTCTCTTAAAGACAGGAAGAAGAATAGGGGATTAAACGAGCTAGAAGCCGGAATCCCAGAATAACTGGAACCTGGTGCCTCCAGCTCTTTGTTGGTCATTCTACCGGCTTGATCGTGATGCGGTCGCGGCGGAAGTCGTGCAGAAGGTCACGCGTGTTGCCACCTTTTGCCTTGAATTGCTCGAATGTGATCCCAGCATTGTCGATGATGATGTTCATCGAGTGCCATGCGCGGGTCTCTTTGGCGCGCGGATTGTCGCACTTTGCCCAGAGCTGCTGGTTCTTGAAGCAAGAGCGGCGACCGGAGCCGGTTGCACTATCAGGCTCAAGAGCCGGTGGTGATGGATTCATTGCGTTGCTGAGGTTCATTTCTGCAGTTTCCTGATCTTCGGCAAAGATGACGCCTGAGAGGTGCTCAATCTCGATGCCTTTTGAGCTTGCGGCACGAGCGAAGAACTTGACAGCCGCTTCCTTGCTGGAGGACCGGCTCTTGGTTTCCCCGATGATGATGCCTGTCAGGCGGTCGATCCCGCCTATGGTCAGCCTTGTGCGCTCTGCGATTGTGATGGTCGTGTCGATTGCGTTCATGATGTGTTCCTCTCCTTGGTGGTTGCCGGAGCATTAGCTCCGGTGGTTGAATTCAGAATTCAGAATTCGGAAGTCTCGACCGCGCCGCAGCTCTTGGCCCAATTGCACATGTCGGTTGTGACGAAGCCAAAGGTCATGGACCGACAAACTTTGAAAACGCATCCGTCGACTTCGCCCTCGCCGACCTTCTTGGCAAATGCGCGAGCTTTGGCTTCGGTTGCGAATGTTGCTTGGGCAGTTTTGGCTTGATAGTTCATCGTCGTATCTCCTCGGGTTGGTGGGCCTCGCGGCCCGATACAGAGCTTATGCCTGATCAGACACAGAAAGAAAAGTGTTTTTATTGAGATCAGGCGTAATTTTCTGGATCACGCTCTCGGAGCCTTGCCATATTCAGCCTGACAGCGTCCGGCGTAGGTGTCCAATCCCCCCACAGGCTCGCAGGGCTGGTCAGCTGTTGCCTTTGTGGATCGACCCTCATCAGTGGAAGGTATCCTCTTGTTTCCATTTCCCTGACCAATTCTACGTGACGCCTTGCGCACCATGCCAGCTTGTCGTAGAAGAATGTGACGTGGCCAGTGCCGAGAAGGTAGCTTTGCGGAGCCTTGTCCGGCGTCCATCCTCGTTCGTGAGCGCGCTTGGCAAGGCCGAATGCGCGCGGCAACTCTCGATATTCGGCGACGAGGTGCGGACTGGTGAGTTGGCTGGGCAGTATCACATTTATGCGGGTCATCATTCTTTACTCGTCAGGAATGTGTGGGAGCCGATCGTGTCGACGTAGAACAGGTCATTCATCCAGACCCTTTGCACGTCTGTGCGAACGTAGTGGTCGGATGGCATTCCGGCAAGGATGGACGGGTCAGAAAGGATCTGGTCTGCCAGCTCGTGGGCATGGTCCCAAGCGCGCTGCTCGATCACGTTGTCGTCCGGACGCTCCGGCTTGCCATCGCACATGAATGAGAATTGACACTTGTGGCGACGCTCTTCGCCTTGGCGGACCACTCCGCAGATTGTGTCTGGCCAGCGACTGTCCTCGGCGCGATTGATGATGACTTCTGCGATGGCCAGCTGAGCCTCGACCGGCTCGGAGCGAGCCTCGAAGAACAGCGCCAATGCGAGGCATATTGCTGGGGTCATTGCTGCATCTCCTGTTGGTGGTGGACCTTCACGTAGGCGATCTGGCTGAACATCTCGGTGATCAGCCAACCAATGGACAGGCTGATCACCACGGTGGCGAGGGCAGAGCGGATCATTCCGGTCTCCCAAAGTTCCAGACCACACGCTGCATGGTGCGCTTTCCGAAGAGGATGATCGCAATGTCGTCGTTCGCCAGCATGCAGGTCTGGTACAGGCCGGTCGCGCCGGACCGGCTGGTTTTCAGCCAGTTGCGCGCGCTCGTCCGAGCCTCAGCCATCGTCGGGATGCGGTCTACGCTGGCCAGCACTTCCAGCGTGTGGGGGGTGATCATGTCGGCAGCAGCAGTGCCAGCTTTGGGGAAACGGTATGCCATGTCAGGCTCCTTCGAGGATGGGGCCGGAGCCTGAGCTCCGGCAATTGGGATCAGTCGTTTGCGAGATCTGCAGCGGTCCGCAACTCGCGAGCCTTGCCGTCAAACTTGCGGTAGTCGTCGCGCAGAACTTCGAGGGCGATGTGCGGCTTGACGAGGCAAGCGCCGACTACGCCGCAACCATTGTGGACGTAGAACCGACGACCGTGGTTGGCTTCGCTCGCCACGAGACCGAGGATCATGTCCGACAGGTTGCTAGGGTTTGCGGTCGCAACGATCGAGTGGTCGTAGGCAGCGTGGATCGAGTAAGTGGTCAGAGCAGTCATGGTAGCCTCCAGAGCAGTGTTGGTGGACCTCGCGGCCCGATAGAGGTCTTATGCGACATTCGGACAGAAAAGAAAAGTGTTTTTATGAGCAAATGCAAAAATAATTTGGGCGGCTCCGGAGAACCGCCCAATAACAGTGACTTACGATGCCAGCTCTAGCAGCTTCTGCTCAACAGCGAGCTTGTGGCGAGCGTTATCTCCCATCCAAGCACGGTCCATACGAGACGCGGCGGACCGACCGTAAACGTGGTCTGCCCAGTGGGTGACTCCATTCAGAACTGCCCAGCCGGTTCCTGCGATCTCGGCATTGCCTGGAGAGCTTTCGATAGAGGCCATGATCTCAAGCAGGCGCTTGGGCATGCCTTCCGGCGTCTGGATCTCTTCCATCAGCTCCTTGTCGTTCAAGGTCGATGGGAAGAACACCGGAGCGAGAACCTTGGTGATGGCATCCGAGGCCGACAACTTGAGCTTGTCGAGGATCTTGGCATTGCGCTCTGCCTGAGCCAGCTGCTCGTGGGCATTGCCGACAACAGCCTTGGCAGCTTCCTCGTTGAAGTCAGACATGTGCGTCTGGCGATAGTGAGTCTCGCCATTTCCACCGGCCATCGCCATCGCCATGGTGTTGGCACAGACCACGCGGACGGTCGTGGTGCGGACAGTGATTGCCTTGCCGACCTCGTTGGGCGAGGTGATCAGCAGATAACCATTGACGTGGTCACCGGCGCGGACCTCGAAGTTGTGGTTGAGCTTGGCCAGACCCCAGACCAGCTTGCCACCACGCAGCGAACCGGCGGTCTCGAGGGTCGCATTGCCGGATGCGACGTAGTTGCGCATGAACTCGATGGTCTTGGCAGGTTGCAGCGGACGCCAAGAAGGGCCAGCCACTGCCATCACCTTGTTGTCGGTGTCGCGGACCCATGCCGAACGCTCCAGAACCGGCAGACCGACCATGGCCTCCGGAGTGCGGTCGCTGGGTGCAACCTGCAACGGAACCTGCTTCAGCTCCCAATTGAGGCCAGCAGCCTCCAGCATCTCTTGAACGCTGACATCTTGGTCAACGCGAGCACCCAGACCGTGCCACGGAACTGCATTCGCATACGCCATCGTTTCTACTTCGTGTGCCATTGTGGTATCTCCCATATGTTTGGTTGGCTCATCAGTGGCTGGTAACCAACCAGCCAGACGCGGCGGACCGCGTTTCGCCTTACGCGTTTTTGAATTCGACACCCTCGAAGTCGCTGAAGTGGAACCCCATAGCTTCTGCAGCGGCAAGGATCATCATCGGGCTGCGCGCTGTCTTGAAATAAAAGCCACCAACAAGAGCGAAGGTCGCAATTTTCTCGGCCTCGGTCAGCACAGCATCGTAGAATTGAGAAACCATCTCGGGCTGGTTGAAGCGGATTGTTGTTTCGAATGTCATGTCGTCGTCTCCTAAGGAAAGATTATGGCTGGGCAAAAACGGTTGTGACGCCAAAATGTTCGGCGGCAGCTTTGGCCGATTGCGTGACGGTCCGGAACTCATTGTCGAAGAACATCTCGTCAACATTCGCGTTTCTGGTGGCGGAGAAAACCCAGCAACCTTTGCCTTTGGCTGGCTTGCCGTGGCTGGTTACGTGCTCGCTGTGATCTACGGTAACTTTGGTCATGTCGTCGTCTCCTTGGGTTGGCGAGCGTCGCGGCTCATATAAGTCTTATGCCTGAGCCTGATAGAAAAGAAAAGTGTTTTTATGAGCAGAGCCAAAAATAATTTGGATGGGGGCCGAAGCCCGCCACCTCAGTACTGGTCGACTTTGTCCTTGACGATCCGGTAAATCCCTTGCGAGCGGCAAGCGCGACCGCGTGTCCAGTCGTGGTTGACGCCATCCTTGATGCACAGGATGTGACCATTCGTGTACATCAGGTAGGTGCTGCCATCTTCCCAAACCTTCTTGAAGCGGTCTGGGTGGTGGGTGGTGACGCTTTTCAGGATCTGGTGAGCCTTGGGATACTGGCGGATGAAGTGGTTGTCCGGAACGAACTCCATCCGGTAGCCGAGCAACTTCACGGCGCGCTCGATGACGGAGGTCCGCGTGCCCTTGCGGCTCAGGCGTCCCATGCGAGCCAGCAGGTCCAGAACGGCCTCGTAAGGAGTGTCAGTCGCAACCGAGATCGCGCGAACGGCGCAGTCGTTGGTCTCGTTGTTCTTGCTTGCGGCCACCATCATTTCCTTGTATTCGTTGGTTCGGTTGCAAAAGCGTGGGTTGATCGCTGGCATTGTTCTGGCTCCATTTTGGTGAGGTCGCCCTCGGTACAAGAGTAGTATGCCTCATTACGACAGAAAAGAAAAGCGTTATTACGACAGCCTTCAAATTTTCTTTCTCATCAAAAACAACGACTTGCAGAGATCTGATAGAAAACTATCAAAATAAGTATTTTCCTCCGATGAATTTGCAGGCATAGTCTCCGGACTGCGACCTCGGCAGTCAAGCACACGGATGGTCCGTTGCACCGAGGTGATGGAGAGAAAATGACTAAAGCTATTGTGAAGGCGCAAACCAATGCGCTTATGGACGCCAGCGGGTTCGAGGAATTTGCTGGCGCTGGTATGGAAGGAGTCAAGGCTGACGACATGCTCGTCCCGCGACTTGGCATCCTTCAGGCGCTCAGCCCTCAGGTGAACAAGCGTAAATCTGAATACATCGAAGGTGCTGAGCAGGGTCTCATTGCCGACGTTGGAACCGGAGAGCTGTTTCCTGATGGCATCTGGTTCTTGCCGGTTCACTACCGCAAGGATCTTCTTGAGTGGGCACCGCGCGACTCAGGAAAGGGATTGGTCAATGTCCACACTGACCCTTCCATTCTTGACCAGACGACACGCAACGACCGCAACCAGCCGGTCCTTCCCAACGGCAACTACATCGCAGAGACTGCCCAGTTCTTCGGGCTGAACCTGACCGCTGGTCGTCGCATGTCGTTCATCCCGATGACCTCGACCCAGCTGAAGAAGGCTCGGCGCTGGAACACTCTTGCCATGGGTGAGAAGCTCAAGCGCGGCGATGGATCGGAGTTCACTGCTCCATTCTTCTATCGCACCTACAACCTGACCACAGCCGCTGAAAGCAACAACGACGGCGACTGGTTCGGTTGGAAGGTAGAGCGCGGCTTGGCCTTGCCAGAGATCAATCTGGAAGAGCACGGCATCGACTGGCGGGTTCTCAAGGAAGAGGCGGTGGCCTTCCGTGAGTCGCTGATCAAGGGCGCAGTCAGGGCGGACGTTTCCGGCATGGACGGCGGCTCTGATTCCAGCTCAGAAGGGGCCATGTGATGGACAACTCTGAGTTTGATATGGGAGGAGAGGCTTCGGCCTCTCCCGACACCCTAGGAGTTCTGCACACCTTGCTCGGAGAGGCGATCACGCTTGAGCAGATGGTTGCACAAATGGAAGAGGACCTCAAGGCTGCGAAAGCCAACCTCCACACGATGAAGTCCAGCCGGATTCCTGACGTCATGGACCAGCTGCAGATGGACCAGCTTTCGTTCCGTGGCTGGACCGTCAAGATTAACGACTTCGTTTCTGGTTCGTTGCCGAAGGATCCGCAGAAGCGTCAGAAGGCTCTTCATTGGCTTGAGCAAAACGATGCGTCTGGTCTCATCAAGACCGAGATCAAGGTCGCATTCGGCAAGAGCCAGCACAACGAGGCGTTGGATGTTGCTGGGCGACTGGAAGCGGACGGCTACGCGCCGAATGTTGAGAGTGGTGTCCACAGCGCAACGCTGCAGTCTTTCGCTCGCCAGCGCATCAAGGAGGGAGATCCGATCGACACCGAGGTTCTTGGCCTCTTCGTCGGCAAGGTCGCCAAGCTGCAGGAGCCGAGAGAATGAAGCGGGTCTGTTGTCAAAACTGCGGCACACAGGTGCTTCCATTGCCCAGCGGCTTGGGCGATTGGCCTTTGGAGGAAATGGTTGCCGAGGACGATCGCATCCGTGAGCTTCAGATGCAGGCGCTCCGCAATGGCATGGACCCTCGCCACTCCATCAACATCGCCAGCAACTTTCCGGTTGCGCGCGTTCAAGAGCTGAGGGTGGTCGCATGAAGGTCCATGTTGTAGGAGCTGGCATGGCAGGGTTGTTGGCGGCGGCAATGCTGCGCAACGACTGTGATGCTGTGTTCGAGGCGGCGGAAGGTCTGCCAAACAATCACTCTGCTGTTCTCCGCTTCCGCTCGTCGGTTGTGGGGGACACGCTCAATATCCCGTTTAAGCCGGTGGACGCGATCAAGGCTTTGCACGAGTGGCGCAACCCGATTGCCGACGCGATGGCGTATTCGATCAAGACAAACGGCACCGCAACGCTGCGGTCTGTTCTTTCGGCAGATGGAAAGGTCTCGCGCCGGTTCATCGCTCCGACGGACATGATCGTTCGGATGGCTGAGATCATTCAGCCTTCTCGGTTCTGCTTTGGGGTCAAATACAGCTGTTGGGATGCTGCTTCTCGGCATCCTGACATCAAGGTCATATCGACCATCCCGATGCCAATCTTGATGAACGAGCTTGGTTGGGAAGGCGAGCGGCCTGAGTTCCGGTCTCGTGAAGGGGCTAACGTCACTGCGACCCTTGACGGGGTGGACGCCTATTGCTCGCTCTACGTTCCGGACCCAGACTTTCCGGCGTCTCGCATCTCAATCACCGGCGACCAGTTGATTGCCGAGTGTTATGAAAAGGCGGCTTACGCCGGTCTGAAGGGTCAAGAGCTTGATCTCGCAAGGCACTGCTGCTCTCTGATGGGCATCGATCCAAAGCGCATCTTGAGTGCAGAAATCAAGCAGCAGAAGTATGCCAAGATCCTCCCGATCGACGAGGACATCCGGCGAGAGTTCATCATGTGGTCTTCCGAGGTGCATGGCGTATACTCTCTGGGTCGGTTCGCCACTTGGCGACCTAGCATGCTGCTGGACGACGCGGTCAATGATGTCCGCGTAATCCAAAAACTGATCAACCGTAAGGGCGCATCCTACGCCCACAAACTGAAGGGATAAACCGATGAAGGTTCAACTGATCGACTACACCGGCGCGGGGTCTGCTGACCCGTCTCGCCACGCAGCAAACCTGCTGGTGTTCACCAAGAATACGCGGCTGGAGATGAAGGCTGGGCTGATGGAAGACATCGCGGCTTGGCCACAGGAAAAGATCGACCAAGAGCTGGAGTACATGGCCAACACCATCCCGTCCAGCTGGGAATTCGTCGAATACAAGTTCCTGATCAATGACGTCACCCGCGCATTCACTCACCAATTCGTGCGGACGCGGACCGGCTCCTACGCCCAACAGACGATGCGCGTTCTCAACGTCAACGGCTGGACCTATGGAATGGGTCCGACCGTGATGGAAGGCGAGGCTGCAGCCTGCTACGAAAGCACAATGATCGACATCTCCAAGGCCTACGACGACCTGATCAAGATGGGGGCAAAGATCGAGGATGCGCGTGGCGTCTTGCCGACGAACATCCACACCAACATCGTTGCGAAGTTCGACCTCCGAACCATGGCCGACACCGCTCGCAAGCGCGCCTCTACGCGGACGCAAGGCGAATACCGCGACGTCATGGATGCAATGAAGTCCGAGGTGTTGCGGGTCCATCCTTGGGCGCGGCTGTTCTTCGAGCGCACATTCGACAAGGCTGCTGGCGAGCTTGAGAAAGAGCTGATCGGTCTGGCCATGCAAGGTGCCATCGATGACAAGCGTAAGATCGACCTGATCAAGCTGATCGACCAGATGAGGATGACAGCATGAGACAGGACAACAGCGAGAAAGAAGCCTACAACCTCGTCCTTTTCCACGAGACGCCCAAGGCATATCTCGTGGGGCGCGAGCCGAAAGATCGCGAAACCGACAATGCGATGTGGCTTCCGAAGTCTCAGGTCAGCACAGGTCTGTTTTCCAAAAAGGACGGTGTCGAATGGGCTGAGTTCATGATCCCGCAATGGCTGGCACAAGAGAAGGGTCTGGACGCAAGTCTTGATGGGGTGGTGGAATGAACAGAGCTGAGATCATCAAGGCTATCAAGGATCATCCATCTCCGGAGGCCTACAGCCTCATCACGAGCGAGGAATGGGCCAATGGCCTTGACCGTCACATCCCACAACACATGCAGAACGGCGTCGTCTTGTGGGTGTGCATGGGCATGCTTCCTGGCTCGTTCTTGCGGGCGGTGATCGGGAATGATCTGTTCAGAGCCTGCAGAGCGGCCGACGAAACCAATCAGCGAGCCATTTTCGGCTATGCCAACTTCTTCCACAACTACGCTCCTTCGGATTGTTTCGGCTCTCCGGAGAAGGTTGCTGCTTGGGAAAAGCAAGGCGGTCTGGGGGCGCGTGAGGAATGAAGACGGTTGTTTTCGACATTGACGGCACGTTGTCCGACTCACGGGCGAGGGACCACCACGCTCGCAACAGAGACTGGGACGCCTTCCACGCTCACATCATGGAGGATCCGCCGCACGAGGACGCGGCAACTCTGGTCCGCTGGTTGTCATCGCATGACGACATCGAGCTAATCGGCTGCACCGGCCGAAATGAAAAATACCGCAAGCACACCGACACTTGGTTGCGGCAACACAAGATCCCGCTGGAGCACGTTCTGATGCGGCCAGAGTTCGACTTTCGGCACGACACCGAGGTCAAGCCTGAGCTTCTGAGGGACTGGCACAGAGCAACGATGCCTGCCACCAACATGCGCGCGCAAGACCGCGTCGCGTTCATCTTGGACGACAGGGACAAAATGGTTGAGGCATGGCGTGAGCACGGCTTCAACTGCTGGCAAGTCCGCTTGGGAGGTTACTGATGCGCAAGCCATCAAAGATCACCGGAGAAGACTGGTCTGGGCAGCGGGTGTCTTACACCTCTCACCAAGGAGCAACGCCTGAGCACGGCACGGTCCAGCGGATGGCGAATGGAAAGTCGCCTTGCGCGTTCGTCCTGTTCGACGGCGACAGCTCCGCGAAGCTCTGCTACACAAAAGATTTGGAGAAATTGAAATGAAGACAGCACTAATAACCGGACACACGTCTGGACTCGGCAAGGCGCTTTGGAATCGTCTGGAGGATGCAAGCTGGTCCTTGACCGGCTGGAGCCTCGACACCGGCGTTGACGTATCAAGCGAAGAAAGTGTGAGGCGCGCGACCTCTGAATTGGACCTCGCACCGTTCGACGTTGTCATCAACTGTGCAGGAGTCAATTTCATCGACTGGCACGAGGACACTCCGATCGAGCAATGGGACAGGCTGATGAACACCAATGCGCGTTCCATGTGGTTGGTCGTCAAGGAGCTTCTCAATGCGAGCTCAATCGCCAAACCAGCGACGGTGGTGAACATCGTCTCCAATGCGAGCCACATGCCAATGACAAACAGTGCAGCCTACAACGCCTCCAAGGGCGCGGCGCACATCCTGACGCTGCAGATGAACCGCGAGCTCAAGAAGCGGCACGACATCACTGTGTTCGGCATCTCGCCCAACAAGATGTCTGGAACCCAGATGTCCGACTACATCGGCCAGCGGGTCTGCGAATTGAGAGGCATGACGCCGGAAGAGGCTCAGGCGTATCAGCTCGCATCATTGCCAGCCGGTGAAGAGACCGACCCAGACACTTGCGCCGAATTTATCGCATTCCTTCTTTCCCAACCCAAGCGCCACAAATACCTTGCTGGTTGCATCATTCCATACGGAGCATAACCATGAAACTTGACCAAATTGCATATTACGCCCACAACGAGCAGCAATCTGACGACATCAAGAAGGCAATGGGCCTGCTGGACGCCGAATGGATCGAGGACACAGCTCAAGGCTCGGTCGGAACGATGCGTTGGAGCGGCGCTTGGGAGGAGGGCTATTCGAAAGGCCATCTCCGGTTCAACTACGACCTCGGAATCGAGCTGGAGATCCTGACCTATGAGTCTGGCATCCACTGGCACGTGGACAAGCCTGAGTTCATGGAACGAGAGACCTTCCTGAGCCACGTCGGCTTCCACATGGACAAGGGTGAAGAGGTTCCGGCCCACGTCAAGGAGGCTGGCAAGCTGGTGCAGGTCATGGACACCGACAAGCACACCAACGCCTACATCGTCCAGAAGGAGCGGACCTACCACTACGAGATCTATTCCATGCCTTATGGACCAGACCTGAAATACATCTGGAGGATCGAGGCATGAACAGCGCCCACGACATCCTCCGGACAGCTGCCAAAACATTCGAGGAGCGGCACGCGGTATATGGCGACAACTACAAGCTGGTGGGAGCGGTCATGTCCGCTCTCTTCCCAGACGGCATCGTCCTCAAGACGGTAGACGACCACAACAGGTTCCACATCCTGTTGCTCGAGATCGTGAAGCTGACGCGCTACGTCCAGAACTGGAACAACGGCGGACACGCCGACAGCCAACTGGATCTTGCGGTCTATGCAGCGATGCTGAATTCCATCGACTACGAGATCAACACAAGAGAGGACCGCGATCGTGAACCGCACCTTGGTCTTTGACACTGAAACGACTGACCTCGTCTCCAACAGCCTTTTGCGCGAGAGTCAACAGCCCCACATCATCGAGTTCTATGGCCAGATCATAGACGAGAATGGGCAGCAGGTGGAGGAGCTTGAGTTCCTCTGCCACCCAGGATTTGAGATTGAGCCGATCACAACCAAGATCACCGGCATCAAGCGCGAGGATCTGAAAGGCCAACCAAAGTTCGGCCATTGGGCGGACAAGGTCATCGGCCTGATCCAGCGCGCGGACAGCGTCGTTGCGCACAACCTGAGCTATGATTGGTTCGTCGTCAACACCGAGTTCAAGCGGCTTGGCATCAACCCAGAATGGCCTCCGATCCGCATCTGCACTGTGCAAGAAACGGAATGGATCAAGGGTCACCGGCTGAGTTTGTCTGCTCTGCACGAGGAGCTGTTCGGGGAGCCATTCTCCGGCGCTCACCGCGCGCGGGTTGACGTGGACGCTCTGACTCGCTGCTTCAACGAACTACGCCAGAGAGGTGACATCTGATGCCAAGAATACGTACAGGCTACAGCTTTCGAGCAGCTGCAGGAATTCTGGAAGACGTCATGGCGCGGATCAAGGAGTGTGAGTTCTCATGCGCTCCGATAACTGACCGCGCATCCACTTTTGGCTTCAACAAGTGGTCTAAGCTTTGCACCAAGAACGGCATCAAGCCGGTCTACGGCATCGAGCTTGCGGTTGCAGAGAGCTACGAAGAGAAGAAGCCGACGGTCGACTACTGGACCTTCATAGCGATTGACACGATCGAGCCTCTCAATCGGCTCATCACGCTTGCCACGGAGCAGTTCCGCTACCAGCCAATCATAACCTACGAGGACGCTCTGGCGGCGGAAGGTGTGTTCAAGGTTGTTGGCCACCGCTGCAAGCTTGACAAGGTCCGGCTGCAGGAAAATTTGTTCTACGGTCTCGGTCCGGCCTCGTCGCGCGGTCACGTCCGCAAGGCCAAAGAGCTTGGCATGAAGTTCGTTGCGACCAGCGACAATCGGTTCGTCAAGGACGGCGACCAAGGGTTCTACGAGGTTCTCGTCGGGCGGGGCGCTGAGACTCAGACCTACGATCAACACATCCAGAACAATTCCGAATGGATGAACTCAACAGATCGTACCGGCCTAACATCTGAAGAGCGGTTCGATGCACTTGCAACGCGCGACTGGATCTGGTCGCAATCGAGTGCACAGCTCAAGAAGGCCGAATTGGTTCACCCGCCTCGTCCGGCGACGCTGAGGGTGATGTGCGAGCAGGGTGCAGAGCGCATCGGGTGCGACATCAACGACCCAGTCTACAAGGCGCGGCTGGACCGAGAGCTTGAGCTGATCGAGGCCAAGGGTTACGAGGACTATTTCTACCTCGTTGCTGACATATGTCAGTGGTCGCGCAAGCGGATGGCAGTCGGACCGGCGCGGGGTTCTTCCTGCGGCTCTTTGGTTTGCTACCTGCTGGAGATCACCACCGTTGATCCGATCCCGTTCGGCCTCATCTTTGAGAGATTCATCGACATCAACCGCTCGGACATGCCTGACGTCGACATCGACTTCTCGGACCAGCAGCGTCACCGTGTGTTCTCCTACATCGAGGACACCTACGGCGCTGACCACACGGCGCGTCTCGGCACGGTGACGATGTACAAGGCGCGTTCGGCGCTGCAGGAGGCCGGAGCAGCATTGCGCGTTCCGCGTTGGCAGTGTGATTCTGTGGCTGAGTCGCTGATAGAACGATCCGGCGGCGACAGCCGCGCGCTGGACACTCTTGAAGACACGCTTCGGACGATGGACGCTGGGCGGAAGCTGCTGGACGAATGGCCTGAGATCCTCGTTGCGACAAGGATGGAAGGTCACCCAAGACACTACAGCCAGCACGCTGCTGGGGTGGTCGTGGCGGCTGAGCCGATTGCGAAGTATGTTGCGGTGGACCACCGGACCAATGCGACCATGTGCGACAAAAACGACGCCGAAGATCTCAACCTTCTCAAGATCGACGCTCTGGGTCTCACGCAACTTTCGGTGTTCGAGGATGCGCTGAAGATGGCAGGTCTGACCATGAACGATCTGCAGAAGGCTCCGCTAGACGACCAAGCGGCCTTCGACGTTCTCAATCGGGGCGAATTCTCCGGCATATTCCAGTGGAACGGTTCGGCGCTGCAAGGCCTCACCAAGCAGATCACCGCTGACCGCTTCGATGATGTTGTGGCAATCTCTGCTCTGGCTCGTCCAGGTCCGTTGGCGACCGGCGGCGCATCCCAGTGGGTCAAGCGGCGCAACGGCTCGGAGGCTGTTACGACCATCCACCCAATGCTGACAGAGTTGACCAAGGAGACCTACGGGGTAGTGGTCTACCAAGAGACCGTTATGCGCATCGTCCGTGAGATGGGAAATATGAGCTGGGAAGACACATCTGCAATCCGCAAGGCAATGTCCAAGCGGCTTGGGGGCGAGTTCTTCGAGCAGTTCAAGCGCAAGTTCATCACCGGCGCGTTGGAAAACGGGGTTGACGAGGCCAAGGCCACAGAGATCTGGGACCAGATCAACACCTTCGGCTCGTGGGCATTCAACAAGTCTCATGCTGTGGCATATGGCTTCATCTCTTACTGGTGCTGCTGGATGAAGGCGCACTTTCCGTTTGAGTTTGCGGCTGCGACGCTGTCCCACGAGAAGGATCCGATGCGCCAGATCCAGATCTTGAGAGAGATGAAGGCTGAGGGCTACGACTACGTTCCGGTGGATGCGGAAAAGTCCGAGGACAAGTGGACCAGCGGCTGGATCGACGGCAAGCGGGTTCTGATTGGACCTCTGCACAACGTCAACGGCATTGGCCCAAAGCTGATGGGTCAGGTTCTTGCGTCGCGGCGCAGGGGCGATCCTATGCCTTCGAGGGCGCAAAAGCTCTTGTCGGACCCAAAGACCGAAATCGACAGCCTTTGGCCAATCAGAGATGCCTTCAATCGCATAATGCCAGACCCTATGGATCGGAACATCACCACTCCGCCAACGCCAATCGAGAGCATCGCAGTTGCAGCTGACCCCTATCCGGTGTTGGTTTTCTGCACGCTCGCCAAGATCAACCCGCGAGACGAGAACGAAGCCATCAACGTGCAGAAACGCGGCTACGAGATCACAGACGGTAAGGTCAATTCGCTAAACCTGCAGCTGGTGGACGACACAGGCTCCATCTTCGGCAAGGTAAACAGGTTCAAATTCGCCTCTTTGGGCAAAGAAATCATCGACCGTGGGCGTGCTGGCAAGGCGCTCTACGCAATCAAAGGGCAAGTTCGCGGTTCCAGCGACTTCCGGATGATCAGCATCGACGCGGTCCGCTACATAGGAGACTTGACACAATGAAGATCAGTTCGCTCACAGACATCGACGCGGTAAGAGAATACCTCAATCGCATTGGCGCAGAGCCTCGCTCGCTCAAGACTGCGGTGGTGCGAGAGACGCGCGGCAACTACTGGGATGATGTCGCTGTCATCCGCTTCGGCAAGGACGGCGAGATCAGCTCCTCCTCGCTCAACCACTCGCCAACAGAGCTGGAGCAGTCGGCAATCTCTGCGGCATGGGCCAAGGTTGAATTCCCCCACATCAAGCGGCTGCACCGGATCATCAACCCGCCGGACATGATCAAGAATGCAGAGCGCAAGCACATCTTTGAGTTCCGCACCGTTGACGGCAAAGAGATCCTGATGGTGCAGATCAGAATTGAGCAGAAGGATCCGGACGGCGGCACAAAGAAGAACTACGTTCCATGGACCTACTGGAGCGACAACCAGTGGCGCATGTGCGAACCGGACGGAGAATTGCCGCTCTGGGGTCTGGAGCAGCTTCAGGAGCACAAGACCGTGTTCATCCATGAAGGTGCCAAGGCTGCGGCCTATTGCCGCTGGCTGGCTGAGGGCAAGACGCGCGAGGCCGAAGAAGCTCGGGCGGCGCATCCTTGGGGTGAAGAGCTGACGTGCGCAGCACACGTTGGCTGGATCGGCGGGGCAATGAACCCAAACCGCACGGATTGGCGCGTGCTGGCCAAAAACGGCATCGACAGAGCGTACATCGTGGCCGACAATGATGAGGCGGGTAAGGATGCAATCTCTTCCGTGGCAAAGTCCATCAAGATGCCGACATTCTCCATCGAGTTCAACAGCCGATTCCCGACCAGCTTCGACCTTGCAGACCCTTTCCCTAAGGAGATGTTCAGGGAAAATGGCGGCGCGCGGTTCTACATTGGGCCGTCGATGCGCGACCTGCTCAATCCAGCAACTTGGGCGACCGACATTTTGCCAAACCCGTCTGGTCAGGGTCGTCCGGTCACTGTCTTGAGAGACAGCTTCAAGCACATGTGGGCCTACGTCGAAGAGGCCGACGCCTACGTCTGCACTGAGATGCCAGATATGATGCGCTCTGAGGCGGTCCTGAACAAGATCGTCGCTGGCTTCAGCCATGTGAACGACACCGCGCGACTGATAACCAAGGCCTACAAGGGCCGTTCGGTTCGAGTCTGCTACCGGCCTGACCAAAAGGGTCTGCTTGTTGACTACCGAGGCTCCAATGCGATCAACATGCACGTGCCGTCCAAGGTCCGTGGGCAGGACGGGAATGTGAAGCCATTCATCGACTTCCTGTCGTACATGTTCATCAACGAAGACGAGCGCAAGCAGGTCGAGCGTTGGTGTGCGACCGTCATCGCAAGGCCGGAGATCCGCATGTCTTACGGGCTGTTGTTGGTCTCTGAGCGGCAGGGCATCGGCAAGACCACTCTCGGGGCTCACATCCTCGCTCCGCTGGTCGGAGACCACAACGTCGGCTTCCCGAGCGAGAACGACATCACCTCGTCGTTCAATGACTGGGTGGCGCACAAGCGGCTGGCGATCGTCAATGAGATCTATTCTGGCGCATCTTGGAAGGCCTACCACGCTCTGAAGTCCGTGATCACAGACCACGACGTCACCGTCAACCAGAAATACATGCGCCAATACACCGTCGACAACTGGTGTCACGTCTTGGCCTGTTCGAATTCGATGCGCGCACTGAAGATGGAAAACGACGACCGACGCTGGTTCTATCCAGAGATCACCGAGGTTCCGTGGAGCCGTGAGCGTTTCACGCAATTTCGCCAGTGGATCCAGAGCGGCGGCTTGGCGATCATCAAGCGTTGGGCAGAGAACTACGGCGACTACGTTTCTCCGGCGGACCGCGCACCGATGACCGAGCGCAAGCGCGAGCTGATCGAAGGCTCAAGGTCAGAGGCTCAACTGGAAGCAGCGGCGCTGGCTGAGCAGCTGAAAGACATGGGACGTCCGGCGGCGCTGCTGATCAAGGACGTGGTCGGGTGGGCGCGCAACACCGTCCAAGGGCGCGTGTTCGACAGCGACTACGAGCTGCGGCGCGTCATGATCGAGACCGGCGTGTTCAGCTGGCCAAAGCGCCTCAAGGTGAATGGGCGGTTCCAGTATGCGGTCGTCAACGACGAGCTGAGAGACCTTTGCCAGAGGTCCGAAGACCCTCTGAAAGAAATCCGTGAACACATTGTGAAATCAACAGACCTGATGGAGAGTGAACTATGAAACTGACAATCGAAGCGATCGACAAGATCTGGCAGCTGGAAGGCTACGCCATGAAGACGAGGGGCGCAAAATGATCGTGAATGGGGAATCACTTGCAAAGAGCGGGGCGATGTCCCCACTCCACCAAGAAAAGCGCAAGTTCAATGGCGTCAGCTACGGACTCGGAGAGGCGGGATACGATGTGCGGATTGCACAAGACGTTTGGCTGTTCCCTTTCCGCCGGTTCCGGCTGGCGTCCACCGTCGAGCGGTTCACAATGCCTGATGATATTCTGGGCATCGTCCATGACAAGTCGACTTGGGCGCGCAAGGGATTGTCGGTATTCAACACCGTCATTGAGCCAGGATGGGAAGGCTGGCTGACTCTGGAGCTGGTCTACCACGGCTGGCGTCCGCTGTTCATTGAGAATGGAACGGGCATCGCGCAAGTCGTGTTCCACGAGCTGATCCACCCAGCCCAATACGCCGGCAAATACCAAGGGCAGGACAATCGTCCGGTCCAAGCAATCATGGAGAGTTGAGATGCAAAAGACATTCGGACCAGTGGTCATTCAAGCAGAGCTGAACAAGGATGAATTCGTTGCGAAGTGCTTCCACCAAGGCTATTATTGCATCTTCGCGGTTGGCAGATTCTGCACGCACAAAAGAGACCGCGAAGATCGAGCAATTCCGCCGGACAGCACCACGCCGGATTGGTGCGAGATGAAGGACAGCGCGCTGGAAGATGCCATGATAATGGCTTTTGAAAATGGAGACTTGTGATGGGACAAGACTCAGCCCCATTCTTGCGCGAGGCCGGATTCAGTCCGATCCCGCGTTGGTGGATCCGAAAAGAACAGATTGACATCGTCAAATCTATGGCCGAAGAATGTTCTGAAGAGGTGAATCTGATCCGCAAAAATGCAAATTCTGACAACCGCAATCCAAGGCCAGAATTCCTGAAGAAGACAGAGCGCCTCGAGCACGAGCTTTCTCAGGCCAAAAAGGCGCTGGAGGAGGCGAGTTCCGAGGGGTGCGAAAAGTTACAAGCGACGATCGATCGGATGTGGCACGTCATAAACGACAAAATGCTCAGAGACGAAGACAAGATGGACATAATTTACAACGAGCTGCACAGGAGCAGAAAATGATTGACGTCTCCAAAGAAAAGAAGGGCGCATTCCTTGAAACCGTTAAAGGCGCACAAAAGGGCGATTGGATCATTTACTGGGTTGGAGAGTTCTGCAGCGGTGTCCATCGCAACGACGCCGTGCTGGCAGAGACCAACGGGCTGGTGTCTTTGGTCCAGAAGAGGGTCGTCAAGGCTGGAAATTCTGAAAAGTCCAAGTTCCAATACATCGCACAGAGGAGATAGCGATGGAAATGATTACAGCAGCTATAACCCACCCAAAATATAGAGGAGGGAAAGATGAGTAAATACATGGGGCAGATCATGGCTGAGTGCGATTGCCAGCACACCGCCTGTGCTATGCGCGGCATCTGCATGGCGACCTGCATCGAGGAACTGGAAGCCAAGCTGGCGAAGGCGTTGGCTGGTCTTGAGGAGTGCGAGAAAGAAATAGACAGATACGTCTGGCAGGAGTATCCGAGCGACCATCCAGTTCATGAGCGGTATAGGCAGCGGGACTTCTCGGCAAACCCTGCTCGCACAGCTCTGGCAACTTTGGGGCTTAGGCCCACAGGATTGGCCACCTGATGGCGGGCAAGGTGTTCAGTGCGGAAGCGGACGTTCGCAGGTGGCTTGAGGCTCAAGGCTGGGGCGCGGTGTGGTGGTTTGAGAATGCCTCCGGCGGGACGTTCGGCTTCCCAGATGCGATGGTGGCGTGCGACGGTCGAGCGGCCTTCATCGAGCTCAAGCTCGCGCACTTCGAAGCTCAAGGGCTCGTGGCCGAAGTTCGCAATGCCCAAAAGATCAACATCCGCAAATTGCGGGCGGCGGGAATGGTCGCGAGGTTCATGGCTGGGGTTGCAGGAACTAGGTCTGTGGTCCACTGGGAGCATGATGCGATGGTCGCGGTAGGCGGCGCAACCGGCCAGAAAGTGCAGATGAAAAGCAAATATCTGGTCACAAAATACGAAGAAGTCCGAGAGGGGTTCG